TAATTTACCTGCTGCTTCATAACCTAAAATAGTATTGTTTGCACCTGTTGTAACAGCATCTCCTGCAAGTGATCCCACTGCTACATTTTGAGAACCTGTCGAATTAGCGTATAAGGCATTTCTTCCCATAGATACATTGTCAGAACCTGTTGTAGTTGAAAACTGAGCTTGAACACCAACAGCGGTATTTTTTGCACCTGTTGTGTTTGTGAACATAGCGCATCTACCCATAACTGTATTACAATCTGCTGTGGTGTTGGCAACCAAAGTATTAAACCCTATTGCTACATGATTAGCTCCTGTTGTGTTATCTCGCAAAGCATTAGTACCTATAGCTGTATTTTGTGATGCTGTTGTGTTAGCAAATAAAGCACAAAAACCCATTGCTGTGTTATTGTCTGCTGTTGTGGTACATTTTGCGGCACTAAAACCAACTGCTGTATTACATGAAGCTGTAGTGTTAGATCTTAAAGCAGCATCACCTATTGCAACATTTTGATCTCCTGTGGTATTAAGTTCTAAAGAATTATGTCCTACAGCTGTATTAGAAAAACCTTCTGTGTTAGTTTGCATAGCATCACAACCAATTGCTACGTTGGCATAACCTGTTGTATTAGAATCTAAAGAAGAAGTACCTACTGCTGTATTTGCGGCTCCTGTTGTGTTAGCTGCTAAAGAACAAAAACCAACTGCTACATTACTATCTGCTGTTGTATTAGCAAATAAAGCATCTCTACCAATTCCTATATTATTATCCCCTGTTGAGTTAGTAAATAAAGCATTATTACCTAATGCTACATTAGCACCACCAGTTGTGTTAGAACACATTGTTCTATAACCTAATGCTGAGTTTCTTGTACCTGTTGTGTTAGAGCATAAAGAATAAAAACCAACTGCTGTGTTTTCAGATGCTGTTGTGTTAGCTTTTAATGCATAAGCACCCATAGCAGTATTATTTGCTCCAGTAGTGTTAAGTTTTAATGAATTTACACCTGATGCAGAGTTATTAGCACCTGTTGTATTAGTTAATAAAGAATTTTTTCCAACAGCTGTATTGTCTGATGCTGTTGTGTTAGAATATAAAGCTCTATAACCAAAAGCTAAGTTACTAGCTCCTGTTGTATTATTTCTTAAACTTTCAGTACCTAGTGCTGCGTTGTCAGCACCTGTTGTGTTTAACAACATAGAATCTTTTCCAACAGCTACATTAGTAGCACCTGTTGTGTTTGCTGCCATAGAACAAGCACCTACAGCAGTGTTACAATTTGCTGTTTCATTTAAAGCTAAAGAACCCATACCTAAAGCAGTATTAAAACATCCTGTTGTACTAGCTTTCATTGCATTTTGTCCTAAAGCTACATTTTTACATCCTGTAGTATTATTACATAAAGAAAAACTACCTGCTGAAAAATTTTGAAAACCTGTTGTAGTTTTTAAACCAGAACAAAGACCTATTGCAATGTTATTTCCTCCTGTCGTATGAGCACATAAAGAATTTCTTCCTATAGCGATACTACTATCACCTGTTGTGTTTGACCTTAAAGAATTTCTTCCCATAGATACATTATCTTCTCCTGTTGTGTTAAGACATAAAGAATCAGTACCTACTGCTGTGTTATTAGAAGCTGTTGTGTTAGAGGATAAAGCTGATTTACCAACAGCAACATTGTTTCCACCTGATGTATTTGCTGTAAATGTTTGAGCACCGATTGCAGTATTACAACCACCTGTATCTGTTACAAGAGCAGCTGAACGACCAACTGCTACGTTAAAATCCCCTGTTGTAATTGCTGTACCAGCTTTACTTCCTATTGCTACATTATAATTACCACCAGCTTGAACTGAATCTAAAGTAGTATTTCCTAATGCTACATTTTCTGTACCTGTTGGATAATCTCCATCTAGTTTTATTGTGCCACCATCTGTAGAAAAATTACCAGAGTTAGTTATTCCGTCTGTTGTAGTATTACCATCAACATCTAAGTCTACAGTAACATTTAAATCTGCTGGAAGTGTGACATCACTATTTGCATCTTCTATAACTGCTTTTGTTGCAGGTAGAGTACAGAATACATCTTTTGTACCTGCTGAAAAGTTTACAGCGTTGTTTGAGTTTGATGATGTGATTATAGTTGTTCTTGCTAATGCACCTGCTGATACAGTTCCAAGACCAACTTCGAATTCTGCGTTTGCTTGATTAACGATTGCGTAATAAGTTGTGTTAGTGTTTCCTATTGCACTAGAAAAAGTTTCAAAGCCTTGAACGGCTCCTGCTAAAGTTAATGTACCTGTACCTGTAGTGGTAGAGGTTTCTCTTACTCTGTCATGTACAATTAATGCCATTTAATACTCCTATCCAGAGATTCTTAATATAGCTGCTGAAGTTGTAAACGCTGGAAATACAACTGTGAAAGTTCCTGATGTGCTAGTTTTATCTGCTCCAAAATCTAAAACTGCAACAGCTGCATTAGTTGTAGCTGAAGATGTGTTATAGATTAATGCTCCTCTTGCTGTGATTGTCGCTGACGTAAAAGACAAATCTGCAAAGTCAACAATAGCTACACCTTTACCAGTTCCTGTACCGATAGAAGTCCCATTGTTAACTAAAGCTCCACCACCCGCTGAATAAGTTCCAGTATTACTAACTTCATTACCTGAAGCGTAAGCTGTAGTAGTTGAGTTTAAAGATGCTGAAGAAGTATAAAGAGCTAATTTAAATTTATCACCACCTGATTGTTTAAAGTTGTGATCTGCTTCTAGTAGTTGTTTTTTAAAAGCGTTTGCAATTGCTTGTGTTATAGCCATAATATATCTCTTATTTTCCTCCGACCCGAGGAACACCTGATTGGTATTCATCACGTCTTCTTCTTCCCATTTGTTCTGTAGCGTATCCCTGTATTGCTGATTTGTATTTACCTTCGTATAGTTGAAGGAGATCTGCAGGGCCTTTTAAAAAGCTAAAAGCTTCGACTAAACATGCATACAAAAGTCCGTTGGGAAAATACTTACTTAAGTATGTAGTTGTATTTGTACTCGATAAGCCTGGATCTTTCAAGATATAATTAACTTGAACCTGGTATGTTGAATTAGGAGTTGGTGCTAAAACCATTTTATCATCTTCCCACATACCATAGTATTTAGGTTCTCCAGTAACCCCTGTTGAATTAAATTCTGACATAAAACTTGTATCTCTAAATTCTAAAAAATTTCTCGTGGATCCCGAACCACCATTTACTATTTGAACAGATCTTATAACTAAAGCCTCTGCTGGAGTAGATATAAATCGGTCATTAGTAACTAAATTAGCTGTAGCATATCTTCTATTACTGTCTGAATCTACATCTCTGTAAATTCTCCATTCTGCATCTTCGATAAAACCATTAACAATAGTAGAAGTTAAAACATTACTATCTACTTCTGTATAGTCACTAATTTTTTGTACTAATTCTGCATATGTCATTATTCAGAGTTTCCTTTATATTTTCTACGTATTTTTTCTGCTTTATCAGGTCTAGCTTCTTCATACATTTCAAGATGAGGATCTTGTTTTTCAGGTGTAAATATATTTTTAATCCAATTAATAAATTTTTTAATCATGGTGATATCGTTATGGGACCTATTGAGCACCCATAGCCTCCTCCTTTTACATTTCCTGTTGTAGCAGTATCTGTATTAACTGTAAAGAAGAAGAAATTTGACAAAGCAAAATCTGTCGTAACTCTTATTCCATTTTGAAATAAACCAGTTGTTATTGCATATCCGGACCCTTGACCTATGTTTGCACCTGTAATTCCATCAAAACTAGGAATAGTTGCATAAGCAAAAACAGGATTAGTAGATGTTCCTGTACCAGGTGATATTGTAGGTGGACCTCTAAATAAATAAGTAGTACCATTTGTTAAACCATGTCCAGGTACATTTACATTTAAAACACCTGATCCTGCTTGATAAGTTTTAAAACCGTTTTCAGGAATCATAACAGTTGTAATTGGTTCTGTTCTATCCGGTCTTACATTTATCAATGCAATACCATCACCACCAATTGGTTTTGGTTCAAGTTGTGGTTGCTTGGGTTCGTATTCTGTGTAATGTACAAACGCACCATTCCATTCTCTAACCATTTCTCTATATGGAAATTCCATACCTGATCTATCAGAAATTGCTTTCGAATGTTTTCCTGTTGCGTACTTAGACATTAAGTTCCTGGGTAATAAGCTTTTGGTGTAATAAATGTACTTGAAGCTGAACCATCTTCTTGTAATGCTCTTTGAAACTCATCTTCATAAACTAATTTCATAGGTTGCATTAATTGTGGAGCATACTTCATGGATAAATAATAAGCTAAACCTGCAACCATGCATGGTACAAATCTAAAAGGCATATCAGTTGCATTTGTATATTCTCCTACATCTTGAATTCTTTTTATATAATAGAAATGCATATCTTTAGATGCATTAGTAGAATCTGGTGTAGGGTAAACACTAATACTAACATGATCTATAAATCTTTGAACCCAATATTGATTAGGAGTACCTTGAGAAAGTTTATTTGAAAAAGCACCATAAGTTGATCTGTCAACTTTTGTCATTGGACTATCTGATTGATCTGTTGCAGTTCTATCTGATCTTAACTGCGCTTCAAGGACATCGGATATTCCATAAACACCATTTGGATTAGAAGTAGCACTTGTACCATCTCCAGATGATCTAAAAAATTTATATTCAGCTTGTCCTTGAACTAAATCAAGATCAAGTTCTCCTATTTCCCAATAGTGAATACCTCTGTTGCCCCATTCTTGAAGCATTATATTTAAAGAACGTCTAGCGGTTTTTAATTGATAACCAGAATAATCTAATACTCCAATTCTATCATAAGCTTCCTCTACTATTTCATCGATAGAAAAAGTTTTATCAAAAGTATTTGTCCCAGAAGTTGTGTTAGCCATTTAGCCTCCTATTCGTAGACTTTAATCCATTCACAAACAACTGTAGCGGAATCTCCTGATGTACAAGCTGGTAAAGTAATATTTACATTTCCATCGTAACTACTAGCTTTATTATTTTTTAAACCACCGAATGAAGAATAGTCATATTCCATTTCACCATTTAATGTTTGAAAAACAACGTCTGATCCACCCCATACCATTCTAATTGCATCAACAGGTGCTGTTACTGAAACGTTAAAACTAACTTTATTAAGTCTTACTGTTTTGCAAGTTTTACCATTGTTGGATGTTAATGCGGAAACATCAACTATTGCAGTTGTGCCTCCTGTAGAATCAGAAACTACGTTGTAGTGAGTGATTAATTTTTTTGCTCCGTC